ACTCATTAGCGGTCCAGAATCTCGACGTTGCACACGTCCAGGCGGCACGAGTCGCTGGCCGAGGCAACAGACCACTGTGCGCTGACCGCCAGCGTGAGGGCTGCGGTCGTATCAACTGCGGTGCTGGCGAGCAGGAAAGGCTTCGTGGTCACCGTTCCAGCCACGCCATTGGCAACCATGCCGGTCGCAACCAGAGTCCCCGAGGAACCCGAGGTGCGAACGACGATGTCGGCCTCGACGTAGAAGATGTCGCCGTTCTGGGCATCCACCGCGCCAGTCGTCGCGATGACAGTGCTGCCCAGCTTCAGCTTCACCGTCAACGTGTCGGTCGAGTTCGTCGCCGTCGCAGTCCCCTGAGCCCGAACACGAATGATGTCGCCAGCATTCAGTGAAGACGCGGGAATCGTCAGCGTCGAATTGTCGAAGTTGGTTTCGGTCGTGCTGTTGGTGACAGCAGCACTCGCCGCAGTCGCCACCAACGCCACCGAATTGCCGCTGGGGGCATTGATCATCACATCGACGGTCGTGTCGCCCGACGCAGCAGCAGCCACTGCCATGCCGAGGTACGTTCCCGTCCCTGCGGTGGTGGCCTGAGAGTTGAGCGAATCCCAGAAGCACCGCTGGCCGACCGCAATCGCGCCAGCAGGCTTGTCGAACCGGAAGACGCCTTCCGTGGTGATCGCACCGAGTTCGTTGGCGGCGATGTCCGTCTTGACAATGCCAACCAGCCCTCGCTGCACAATGACGGCACCAGCGGTTTGCGCAGTGCCTGGGGTGTAGTCAATCGCACACCCCTCCTGCCGATAAGTCACAGCCATGAATCAACTCCTGTGTGTGAGAGGGAAGTGTGGGTTACGCCGCGCCCTTGGACATGACGCCGCCGAACGGCTCGGCCTGATCGCATCCAAAGTCGTGGTAGCCACGGAACTGAATGCCCAACGTCGAGAAGTCAGCCTCGCTGCTCTCGACGATCGGGGCCTGCTGTCCGTTGAGGAACGACACGACGATGGTCGGATACTGCGTCGGTTCACGCAGCAGATACCACGCAGTCGCCGAGTAGCCGGTGAACGCCGAATCCGACAACCACGGACAGACCACCGGACGGTAGCGGTTGAGGTAGATGTTGGTGTCAGGGACCACGGAATTGCCGCCCACCAAGTTGCTGCCGGTGTAGAGCCGCAGGGCGACAGCTTCCAGTTCGGGAGGGACGAGCAAAATCGACGGATTCCCCCCGATCCGCTTCGCCCCATCAGCCGCAGGGCTCTTCATCGTTCGGAACGCCGCAACACCCAGGCCAAGGCCGACTCCATCGTCGCCGAGGTTCGTTGTGCCGCCCGAGATGTAGTTGCCGCGACCAGTGGTGAAGAACGACGCATTGTCCAGGAACTCGGTCCAGAACACGTCGTTCATCTTCTGGGCAGCCCCTGCACCGAGGCGAGTCCGCAGGTCATCGAACGCCCCGAGGTCATCGTTGATGATGTCCGTGCGGGTCAGCGAGAACATCTTGCCGTAGGTCTCGGCCCGCGTGGCGTAGGATTCCTGCGAGACGGTTCCATGCGGAATCTCTCCCGTTGGCCCGATCTTCTCGTACGCCATGTTGTCGAGCAGGCGATACCGAGTGACCGTCTTGAAGTCGCGGACAGTCTTGACGCCAGCGATCTGCCGCCAAGTCTGGTCCTCTTCGGTGTACCCGTCGAGCAACTCCTTGTTGGCGACGTTGCTGAGCAGGTTGCTGACCGACACGCCCAGCGTCGAGAAACCGTTTCCGGCCTGAATCGAAACCTTAACGGCGTTCATCACCTGAGCAAAGTTGCCAGCGTGAATGCGGTCGCCGGGGCGAACCACCATCCCGCCATCGCCAGCCGCCATCAGCAGCAACTGTTGCAGGCCGAGATTGCGGTAGTTCTTGTGAGCCGCCTCAAGCACATCCTCCTTGAACTTCTTCTCGAGACGAGGAAGCCCGGCACTCATGCACAGAGCGGCCTCGATCACGTCGGGGCGCACGTCCTTGTTGGAGACATGAATCGCCGGACCCTTGGGGGCAGCAGCACGCACCATGGCCAGTTCAGCCTGGGAGGTCGCGCGGATGGCAGCCGCCTCAAACTTCGCGTCGGCCCATCGCTCCTTGATCGCCTTGGCCTTGAGGGCCACCAGTTCCTTCTTGCCAGCCTGAACCATCTTGCGATAGTCAGGGCCAGCCTCTTCCTCGTACTGGGCGACGGCAGACTCGTATTCGGCCAGGACATCCTCGTAGGACGCCTTGATCGCATCAATGTCGAAGGCCGCAGCCTTGACATCCCTGTCGTCTCCACCCACCGCTTCGAGCTCCTCAGCGTACTTCGCCTCGAGGGCTTGACGCTGCTTGTCGGTCAGGGATTCAGGCTTGAACCCCATCGCCTCGATCCACTGATCGAACTTCATCGAATTTTCCCCTCGGGAAGAATCGGCAGCACCGGCTGCCAGGCAAACTGTGGTGCGCTCGTCTGCTCCACGCGGGAGAAACGCCACACCGTACAAACGACTCTTGCGGGCGACGTAAATCGGCCCCTTGTGCGTCATTCCATTGGCCTTGACGGAATCTCCGTCCTCGACCTCCTCGACCTCGACAGGCTGCACCTCAACGCTCGCCTGCCACGGAAATCCATTCCCACTCGCTGCCAGAAATTCTTGGGTCGCCGAGTTCGCGCCAGAAACGAGCCCGTCCATCTGGAGATCGCGACCCGTGTTCCGCACTGCCGTCACATGGCCGACGATAGCCTTTGAGTCGTGGTGGAGATTCGCGACGATGCTCGGGGCCTCCTCCATGCCAGTCAGGTCGATCACCACAGGCCGGTCCCATCCATTCACCCGCAGAGGACCACCGTTGTAGGCCAGCACAGTGAACTTCCTCGGGGAATCGGCCTCCCCGGCATGAAGCTCCACCCCCCCGGCAAACACCAGACTCGAGCCTGCTTTCATCTTCTTCTCCCGATCCATTTGGGCGACCTTGGACTCAGCCCACGACTTTCCCGCGTCGCCACCCCACAGCAACCACGAAACGAAACCTGCGCTTTCGCTTCCGGCGGTCTTCCACCCTGGGCTCTTGATGACTCGCTGAAACCGGCTGAAGTAGCGGTTCATCTTGCGAACATGCCGCTCAGTCAGCACCTCACGCCGAGCAATCTTGCCAGCATCAGAGACAGTCTGAGCCTCAAGTCCGTCGCCAGAACGCCCCTCCTTGTGCAATCGCAGGCCACGTCGAGCAGCCGCCGCCATCCCTCCCGTTGGGCGAAGATCAACCGCCATTGGTCGCATCCTCCTGAGCCGGAACCCCGGCATTCCGCTGCGCCATCTCCGTCTGCATCTGGACCTGCATCGACTGCATGAAGTTCTGCCGCATCACAACAGCCTTCATCTCTTCGACAGTCACGCCATAGTCGCTAGCCAGTTGCGTGATGTGATCGGTCCAGTCCACGCCATCCTCAGCACACACAGACGACGGAGAGGCGATGCCGGTCGAGAGGTTGATCTTTCGTGCCTGGGCCTGTGAGACAACGTCAGCCACGGGATACTGGGGCCAGTCCCATGTATGCGACGGCACACTCCCATCGCCACGGAAGCCATAGACCAGCCGAGCACGCTCAAAGAATCGCTCGAACAGCGGGTCCAGAACTGTGTCCTGGCAGTCCTCTCGCTCACGATCCAGTTTGAGAAAGTAGGTCCCGTGGTCGAGTTTGCCCGAGGCGAAGTTGTAGCCCGAGGAGTCACACATCGCGATGTTCGCAGGAATGGCAAGTGGTCGGGCCTGTTCCTGCACCAAGTTGCGGTGAAACGCCTCGTACGATGCAGTCGGCTGCTCGGCCTTCATCTGCTTGACATCCCACCCCATCGGGAGGGCGGTCATCAACCGCTTGTCAATCGGCACCGAGGTCAGCGGCTGAACGGGATCCGCACCATCCGGCGTCATGTTCGTCGTGATGATGGCAGCGTAGTCAGCCGCCACTTCAGCAGCTGCCAAGGTGGCCTCGCGCCACCGTCGAGCAGCACCGCCCGTGTTCAGCGTCGAGCGGAATTCCGGCACGCCTCGATGCTGGCCCGGACGACGGAGGGTGAACCAGTGGACGATGTATTTTGCGGCAATCCGAATCGGTTCGAGTGCCATC